AATACACAAAGATGTTGTTACCAGAGTTATTTGATGGTGCAGCGGTAAATGTAAGTGTAGTTCCGTTGCTCACTGCATATGCTACAGATGGTTCTTGTATAACACCATCTACGGATACAAGTATGTCTTCATCAGATCCCACTGCGTGTTCTAGCGTAAATGCAGTGTTAGATCCATCACCAGAAAACTGTGTGGCTGCTTTACTAGCTACAAATCTATTTCCTGCTGTATTACCTAAATAGGGCATTATGTGATCTCCATATAACTCATGGTCACTGATAGCTTATCTGCAACAGAACAATCTATCTTTACTATATCTCCTACATTTAAAACTATCTTGTTACCAGCCATAATTTCTACTGATGATCCAACTGGCACTGGTATGTCCTTAACAATATGTGCTGTAGTATTTTGTGTCTGTGATGTTTGTGTAGTTGTACTTACGAGTTGCACTGTTCCAGTAACTTGTGCTGTATGCACATTAGCCAGTGTTAATCCTAATACAATAATTGTACTTCCAGACTGAACTGTATAAAGAGTTTCTGGCGATCCAGCACTGGCTGGAGCAACATCTCTTGTAATTACTTTGAATGTATTTGCCATGTCATTATCCTAACGCTATTGCTAAAGCTGTAGCCTCATCTGCTGCTGCCGAAGCAGTTGTTGCACCTATATCAGATAATACTTCAGAAGCACTTCTGCCTTCTATACTCGTACCATCAACTCTTAAAAAATCATTATCTGCAATACCACTTGTTGCAACTAATACATTACCATTAGATATACCAGTTGATAAAGTAGCTGTTGTAGTTACTGGTGTTCCATTTAATGTAATAGCATCTGCCTCTAATGTACCATCAAAGTCACCATCTACTGCATCTATATTACCTTTGAATATTGTAGCTGTAATTGTGCCAGTGCTTGGATTGTAAGTTAAATTACCATCCATCTCTAAGCCTACGTTACCAGTGCTAGATGTAGCATCTTCAACAAATGTAATTAAGTTTTCTTCGTTTGTACTTTCATTATCTGTTACCAGTACATGAGATGAGTTTGTTGCATTAGTTGCATTTGTAACTGTTACACCTGCAATAACTGTATTTAGTGCAGTGCCGTTTACTGTAATTGCGTCAGCTTCTAATGTGCCATCTACATCTACATCACCAGATATGTCTAAGTCTGCCATTGTTGCAGTGCCAGTTATGGTTGGTGCAGTTAAAGTTTTATTTGTCAATGTTTGTGTAATATCTACAGCAACTAAATCTTGTGTGTCACTGCTACCACTACTTGGAAGTCGTAAAGTATTACTTGCACTTACTGAATGTGGCTGTGGTTGCAATGTTTGAAAGTGGGCATTTGAGACCTCACAATACATTTTTAAAGATGCTGGTGATCCACTATTAGATTTAAAATCAATAACACCACCTAAAACTGTTAAATCATCACCAACAGATAAATCTGCACCTAATGTAGCGTTACCACTAGCATCTAAAAACACTGACTTAGAAGCTGGTATTGTACAAAATATTGTCTTTGTACCAGAACTAAAATTAACTGCATTATCACTATTAGAGCTACTTATAGGTGTTCTAGCTAAAGTGCTAGAATCACTATTTAATGTGCCTAAACCGACTTCAAATTCAGAAGTTCCAGGCAAAACTATAGCATAATATGTTGTGTTGCTATTACCTATGCCTGCAGCAAATGTTTCAAAACCAGTGACTGCACCACCTAATGTAAGTGTCCCTGTGCCAGTTGTGGTGGTTGTTTCTTTTACTCTGTCGTTTAATACTAAAGCCATTACTTCAATTCTATTGTTAAGTTACCAGCGTTTATTCTAAATATATCACCACTTGCTATTGCCTTACTCGCATCTAATGCACCAACAAATAATATGTTTCCACCACTAGATGCGTCTGCAATAAATACATGTGTAATTGTATTATTAGTTCCACCAGAAGCTGGAAACTCTATATTAGATGCATTTATTGCTGTTTGTGTATCTGTAGAGTCTGCACCTATAGTTGTCCAACTAGAAGCACCTACTTGTTGTCTTGCGTAATTTGTAAAAGTTGCTTCAGTTACAGATCCAGTTTCTGCTGCACTTACTGCTGTTGCAAGTCCTACATAAATACTGTCTCCAGGCGATGAAAAGCTAAGAGAGTTATTTTTAAAAATAAAATGTAATAATCTTCTCTCTAAGTAATTGGTTGCCGCATTTGCTGTTGCCATTTTCTACTCCTATGTTCTCGGTCTCGATGGTAGACCAACTCTGTAACCATCTGTGTTCTCTCTGGCTTCTCCTAAATCTTTTGCTCTTTCTAAATACTGTGTGTATAAGCCATTATAATTTTGTATCACATCTGGCTCACCTTTCATAAAAGTATAAGCCTCTACTAGTGAACCATATAATAAAGCAAAAGGAACATTCGTACTCATCCATGTTGTTCCACCATCTGCTCCTGCTGTAATACTAGCAGGTCTATGATAATAATTTAATTGAAAGGCATAGTTAGAATTCGGCGTTGGAGCAACAATAAAATTATCTTCATCAAACCTAGCGTAATATTTTGGAACACCTGTAGTTGTTGATGCAGGTGTATGCTCTCTAATATAGTTTACATCTTTTTGTAATAAAAAACTCTCATTACCAGAAGCTGTTATTTGAAAAGAAAAAGAAGCTAAATAATCTGCTGGCGTTGTTACAAAAGGATCTGCATTAGTAAATGCTGATGTTGCATTTTTTCTAAAAATATCTAAATCTATACTTTTAAATATTTTTTCTTCTGCTGCTTTAATAAAGCTATTTATATTGTTTACAAATACAGTTTCACTATTATCTGTATAGTCTTGTATAGCTGTTTTCAGTGTTGCAAATGTAAAGCTCATTTATACTTCCAGTGTAACTGCTCCTGCTGTTGCATTATCTCCACCACCTCTTTGACTGCCAATAGTAGCAGTTCCACTACTAGCTGTAAATGTATAAGTATTGTCATCTACTTTTGTAATACTATATCCTGCACTTTGTGTCAATACTGTAGCTAAAAACCCATCGAATCCTAGTGCTTTTCTAAAACGAACTGTATCACTTGTAGCTCTTCCATGATTAGGTTCTATTACAGTTATAACTGCTGAACCACTTGATCCAGAAGTAAATGGATTTATCCCTAATAAATTTTCTACACTACCGTCACTTCGTGTATCAGGTCTTGCATCTCTTAGAGCTTGTGCGTCAATAACTGTTCTATGAGGATCTAATTGTTCATGTTTTGCCTCATATTCAGAAATATGAACGATAGATCCATTCCATTCTTTTATTCTTTCTTTATATGGAAACCTCATACCACTTCTATCTGATATAAAAAAGGCATGTTTTCCACTTGAATAAGCCATTAAATATACCTCTCATAAGGTAATAATTTTAAACTTGTTCTATCTCTATCTTCAGTTGCTGCTCTATCAAATTCTTCATCGTATATCGCTTTTAATATTTGTATTCTATCTGGAGCTTTTTTTATAGCTAAATAATAAGCTAATCCTGCAGCAAGGCAAGGATAGAATCTAAAAGGAACATCCACTGTATTACTAGCAGAATCAGCATCTTCTATTCTAGTTAACCTGTCAACTACTAAAGTGTATGTTGCATTAGGAGTAGGAAAAACACGAAATTTAGGTGTTATTTGTCTATCAACATAATATTGTGTAGGCTTTCCTTGAGATAGTTTACTCGATAAATTTAAATATGTATCACGACCAATTCTATTTACCGTTACATCTAATTGATTAGAAGATCCTGCGTTTTCTCTAATAACTGCAGATAATATATCTATCGTATCTGCATCAAGTGTGTATTCAGTAGTACCTTGAGATAGTGTGATAGAAGTTTGAGTAATAGTCCAACGATTTAATCCTCTATTCGCCCAATCTGCAAACATAAGATTTAGAGATCGTTTCGCTGTTCTAAGATCATATCCTGTTCGTATTTCTAAGCCACAACGCTCAAAAGCCTCTTCGATATAATCGTCTACAGCAAGTTCGAAATTTGTTGAACCAGAGGTAGCCATTACTTATCTTCCTTATATTCCATATAACCACCCATCATACGCTTTTCTATTTCTTCATCCATAAAACCACCTTTTGCCATTTCTGTAACATCCATTAGTTTTCCAGGATTTAAAGGTGTTATTAAAGCTGGATCTGGAACCATTCTTCTTGGAGGACCACTCGGATTACCACCAGATAAACCTCCTCTCATCATACCTTTTACACCTTGTTCTTTTTTTACTCTATTGATGGCACCCATAAGTCCACCACCTTTTTTACCTTTAACAACATCTTTGTTTGACTTTCGACCTGACGGATCTTTTAATTTAAAAAGAGTATCTTTAGCTGCATCTATATCTTTTTGAGTTAATTTTCCTGTCTCTCTTAGCTTTGCTATTTTAAGAGCATCAGATTGTATATCTGTTCTATTAGCCTGTGGGTTATTCTTGTTCATGCTTTTCTCCTTTTTCTTCTTAATGGTTTTACGTTTCTTGGTTTACCCTTACTTGGTTGTCCTAATGCTACCTTTTGTCTTATCCTACTTCTTTTTTCTGCCGATGTCATCTCTTTTGTTGTTTTTGGTGTTTTAGAAGAAATACGCTTACTTGGTCTACAATAAGGAGTTCCTCGTTTTTCTCCTTTTTTCCTACCACATTTTTTACCAGTTCTAACATCTTTCCAGTCCTCTTTGAACCATCTTTTTAATGCTAAACCTGCTTTTGTTTTTCTTACTGCCATTATGAACGCTTTGTTTGTTTTCTTCTTCCTGCTAATACGATACCACAACCTCTTGCGATATTTTTATTTTTTGCTGGTCTTTTAGCCCCCATATACATTCCTGTACTTGCTTTTCGTACACTAGACTTTTTCTTCTTTTTACCACCTGTGCCGTAATTTGCAGCACCAACTTTTCTACATTTAGCTATTGCTCCTGAAGCATATGCTGAAGGAAAAACTTTATATCTGGCTTTAACTTTATGATAACAAGCGTCTTTTGGCATTATCTACTCCTTTGTTTATGACATCTACATGTCCATCTTTTTCTGCCACAGTATAAACAATATTTAACTGGACTTCCTTTTATTACTTCTCCTTTTCTTAGAGGCACAATGTGCTCTTTCAGAAAATCCTCTAGGTCGTGAGCAATCGATTTTTCTCTTCCTCTTGGCACTCCACTTCCTTTTTCCAGGGGCTTTAATCACTTGTTTTGACATTTGACCCCTACTCATAACCATTAAATTAGTTGCTCCAATCCACTAGCGACAATAATTAAAGACACAATCATCCATAGTCTATTATCGAGTTTATTTAATTTATTATTAATTCCATCGAATCTTGCATTGCAAACTTCTTCATGTTTTTCTAACATTTTTAGTAGTTCTTTGCTTGTCATCTAACACTTCCACCTTCTTCTAGTCGCACAAATTCTTTTTTTAGGAGTTTTTGCACAATTAATATTATGCTTTTTAGCTTGTCCAGCAGACCTAGCACAAAAAGACTTTCTCCTCTTTGCTGCTTTACTTCCTGGTTTTACTTTACCTGTTACAGCAGTTTTAAGTTTACTTCCTGGATTATCTCGTCTGTAACGAGCAACACCTGCCTTTGTCATTCCAGCTCCACTTTTAGTGGAGCGGAAATATTTTTTAGTTTTAGGTGGCTGTTTTTTCTTTGCTCTTGTCATTACGATAAGAAAATAGTTAACTTATTACCACTACCAGTAAAAGCATGAACAAATGCTCCGTTCTCTGCAAGTATTCCATTGTCAGGTATATTTAACGTATGTAGTCCAGTTGGAAAACTTTGTACTAGCAAGTCAGTTCCACCTGATCCATCTTTTATTGTTAAAGCACCTGCGGAATTACCAAAAACGAGAATTTGTCTTATCCTTGATCTAGAAGGACCCACAACTGCAGCATCATCTCCCTGATCATGATTAAAGGCTTTTACATCAGATCTTGTTCCAGACATTTAATCCTCCTACGCTATTTGGACGTATTCGATTATAAATGTAAAAGAACCTTGTGTTGTTGCATCTTGTGTGTTTGTAATATTACAAAATATAGTTCTTTCTGCAGATGTATATTGAACAGAAGCTGGAGCAGTCGTACCACTTTGTGTTTGTAGAACGAGGGATGTAACTGTTACGTTATGCTCTACTACAGTTGTTCCACCATCTAATATTTCATCTGTTACTGCAGCAACAATTTGTGCACCTGAACTTGATGTTCCAACTTCATAACCAATATCGCCTGAACTTCCTAGTGTAGGGGCAGAATCACAAAATATCTTAATATCTGTAATTATAGTATTAGCTGGTTGTGTAAACTCTCCAATATTATCACTATCTCCTGCAGTAGTATTACAGGTTACACCTGAAGCAAAACCTACATGTTTGATAAATTTATTGGTTACAATTCCAGTAGATGCTGTACTTGCTACTGTAGTAATAGTACCAGTAGTTGCGTTTTTTGAAATTACTTGAAATCCGTTTTCTGATCGGACTGGACCTGAAAATGTTGTATTAGCCATGTTACTCTCCTTGTCTTGGCAAATGTCAGTTACACCATGTAACTGTCAAGGTTTGTTTTAGTTTATATTAAAAAAGGGTGACTGACTAGTCACCCTTTAAAATATTTTTATGCTCCTGGAGAACCAAAAACACATCTTGGATCAGAGAACCCGAAAGAATATCTTTCTCTTGCTTTAAATCTCATATTTCCAGTGTCAAAATCACCTTCCATTTGAGTTTTAATTGGTGCTCTTTCAAAGTGTTTAAATCCGTTTGGTGCATCAGTTTTGATAAAAAACGCATCTGTATCAGTTAAGAAATGATTGATAACGTAACCTTGTGGCAACATTCCCATATTTCTTAAAGCATTAATATCGTTATCTGCAGTTCCAGTTCTTAACTGTGTTTGAGTAAGTCTGTCTGCAACAAACTGTAATGCTGGAGGAACAATTAATTTCATTCCTCTTAATGCGATCTTTAATCCTCTTTCATCCACAAAACCTGTGATTGTAATAAGAGCATCTTCTAAAGATGTCTCATTTAAATCAGCAGCAACTGAAGGCTCATTATTAAATGTTCCTCCACTTGTCAATGGGTGTGATGCATCACAAAGAGCAACACCGTCACCACCAGCAAAAGCACCTGCAGTAAAAGCATTATTTAATATTGATGCAGCTTTTACTTGCTTTGTATGTGCCATTGATCTTGCTAATGCACGTGTGTATCTTGCTCCAAGACGATCATAAAGATTATCTTCGATTGCTTCTTCAGTAATTGAAAACGCTAATGCAATAGTTTCGTGTGTGTACCTTGCTGTAAAGGATTCGTTTGCAGTATCAAAATTTACTGCTGAACCCTCAAACTTAGTAGGTGCAGTTCCGAAACCTGACAACATTACCTCTTCTTCGAATGCTCGATCAGAAGTCTCTGTGTCAAAAATTTCTGCATGTTCATTTTCGTATCTAGCGAACTCCATACCAAATAAGGCGTTGAGTCCAGGCTCTAGCTCTTTAGCTAATTGTGCTCGTGAAATAGGCATTACACTCTCCTATACGCCAAGGGTTGATGGAGTACCAGCAGCAATTCCACCGTTTGGTGAATTGAAGTGGTTATTTAATCTTACAACAACAGGAATACCTGCTGCGGCAAAATCCTCATTATTTACATCTTCTTGCCACCCCATAATACGGAGGTTTAAGTTTGCAGTAGTAGCAATAGTGCTTACTGCTAACTTTGCAGAAGATATACCTGTAGTATTAGATCCACTTGTCGCAGTTGCAAAATTGGCATTTGCAAAAACATGACCACGAAGTGTTGCTTCGCTTGTCACGGATGCATCTGTTGCAATTTTATAAAGCTGCATTGGATCGTCATATACATACGCTTTAATAGGAAAATTAGAATCTGCTCCACTTCCTGTCCATTGGTTGGAGAAGACTGGTTTTCCTGTAGTAGAAGATACAAACTCACATCCACCAAAAACGCCAAGTAATCCAACTGTTCCACCTGCAGCTGCACCAACAATGTCGATGAAACCTGTACTTAATGGTATCACAGGAGATCCTTGATAAATTCTATTTGAATTATCGTTTTTGATTTCGTAAAGAGTATATCCAGAAACGCCTACATTATTGACATTAGAACCAAGTTTTTGTATTGGTTGTAAGCCAAAGGCGAGGTTTGTATTAGCCATGAATGACTCCCTATCTTAAAGTTAAAATTAGTCCTTAAACTTTCGTTCTTGGACCACCGAAGGTTACTTTACTCCCTCCCTCCTTAGTAATAGGCATAGAGGGGTGCTGTTCTTTCAGTAAGTCGTTATCGACTGCAGTCATTTGATCCTCAGTTTGTTGCTGAAAATACTCTTGTCTTGATTCGACAACTTCTTCTGGCACCTTTGCCAACATAAGTCCTCCCACACCAATAATTCCTTCATGCTTACCGTCTTCGATAGTAGGCACAGGAAAATCTGGATGTTCATCAGCTCGCACTGGTTCAAAACCTTCTCTTAGTCTCGCAGAGACATTTTTCTGGTCTTGAAACCCTCTTACTTCAGTTCTTATCCACCTGTATTTATAGCCCTCAGGAGGCTGTGGTGCTTCAAGAGACGATGATGGCTTCCAAGGTCTTTTGCGTTCTTGCTTTGAACGAGATTCAGCAGCACGTGAGGTTCTATTCATATTCTTGTTTTCTTCTGTCATTAAGCTGGCTCCTTCACATGTTTTGCGTATTCTTCGAGTGGTACTCCAAGTTTTTTAGCGATAGCCACTTGACTTTTAGTCAAGCGAATAGTATTGCGTCCATTTTTTACATTTCGATTAGCAGGAGCAACCGTCTGGACGTTTTTACGTGTTGTTCCTGCTGCAGAGCCTTTCTTTGACTCTGGTTCTTGGTACTCCCCATCTGCTGTAAAGCGTTGGGGGAATTCTTCTCTAATTCTTCTATCCACTTCTTCATAATATTCATCAGAGGTAGCATCATAGCCTTCCTCTTCTGTCATTGTACGATGAATATCATAAATTGTCAAGGTCATTGCTTTATTTTTTCCAAACCATTTATTTTTACTAGCCCATTGAAGTGCTTTTTCATCATAATATTGTTGCTGTGGTTGAGTTTGTGCAATTTCTTCTTCTACAGTTTTTGCTTTTGTTTCAGTTGAAACTTCTTTTTCTTGAGAAAACTCTTCTTTTTTCTTTTTTACGTTTTCTTCTTCGACACTTAATTTTGCTATAAGTGCAGAGGCATCTGCCATAGCATCAGTATTGCCTTCTTCGTAAGCTAACTTATATGCTCTTTTAGCTTCAGCTAATTGACTTTCTATTTTGCCACCGTATTGAACATTAAGTTCTTGACTAGTTTCATTAAACTTAGAAGTTAATTTTTCGTTTTCTGCTTTTACTTGTTTCGCATAATCAAGTGCTGCTTGTTCTCGTCTTTCAGCCTCTTTTGCTTTCCAAGTTAAAGTATCTATACGCTTTTTTACATCATCTCGATGCTCTAGAAGTTCTTTATCTTTTTTCTGCTCAACAGTTTCCTGCTGTTCTTCTTCATCCTCCTCAACTTCTATATCTAAAGTAAGTTGCTCTTGTTCTTCGGATTTTAATTCTTCTTTTTCTTGAACCTGTGTGTTATCCATTTTTTACTCCTTATACGTTTAAGATATCTCTAGGATCTGTTATTACAGCCAAAACTTCATCATCATTTAATAATCGAGGTTCTGCACCTTGAATTTTAAATCTTGATCCTGCATATCGACCAAATAAAACCCAATCACCTTTTTTACACCAAGGACCATCAGGAAATTTATTTTCATCTTTATATGCATCTGGACCTAAACTAACAACATAACCTGTATTGGTTGCTAAATTAGACCGTTCTATAGTTTCGTCTGCGTAAATAATACCGTTCTTTTCTTTCGGTATCGTATAAGGAAGGATTAAAATTCGCCAACCTGTAGGTTTTGGCAACCTTTCAAGGGCAGATTTATTATCTTCTTCCTTCGGCAACCCAAACGTAGATGGATCTAAAGGATTAGAAGTTGACTTCTCAGCCAAGCGTTCCTTTTCTATACCTCGTTTTACGTGGTCAGGAACGAAAAGTGTTTTAGACATTGTCAGCATTCTCCATTCTATTTGCTACATTTTTTAAAGTTTCTTCTACGTGGGCAAGAGCAGAAAGTTGCCCCATAACATTTTGATATTGCTCCATATTAGCAACACCATTCGACATAAGCATTTCGCTTAACTCTGCTCGTCGTTCTGTCACTATCTTTTTTAAAAGATATTGAAAATCCATTACCTAAGACCTATAAATTTTAACCCTTTTATTGCTGCACCACCACCTTTTGAGTTTCCAGCAGCACTAGCTTCATCCCCCATATAGTTTTCTAAGTCTTGTCCCATCATAGCAGAACCACCTAGTCCACCCATTTTTTTACCTTTGACTTTTTTTAACATCTTTTTTATGTCTTTAGGATCAAGACCTAGTTCTCTTTGTATATCTAATTCTAGTATAACTTTATTATCAGGATCAGTCTCATCTGCCATCATCTGTATATACTTTTCTGCTTCTTTACTCATTGCTACCTCCTTGTGTTAGCCATTGATACATTTGCTTTTAATGCTGCAATATCTTCTTCTGATTGTATTTCTCTTTCTTTTATTTGTTTATCTTGTTGTAATTTTGCTGCAGCAAGTTCTTGTCTTGCCATATCAGCAGATGCTTTTCTTTGTACTTCTGCAGCATCTATTTCAAGTTCTTTTTGTTTTAGTTGTACAATAGGATCAAACTGACCTGTTCCTGATATTTGTTGTGCCATCTGACTTATCTCCTGTGTAGCCTGAGCTGTAGCTTGTGCTAACATTGCTTCTTGTTCAGGTGGTAACACTTGACCCTCTGGTGGTAAAGGTTGACCTATAATTTGTTCAACTTGCTGTCTATACTTTAACGCAAGATGTTCTTGCATATGTGCCATAAGCGTTTGCATTGCCATCTGATTTCTTTGAATATTTGGATCTTGTAAAAACGCTGAGTGGGTAGCCACGTGTGCATCGTGATTTTGTTGTGGAAACGCTTTAAGTGGCTTCGCCATAAGAGCCTCAGCATTTTCGCTTGCTGGATCTTTAGGTGCCATTTCAGCTTTAGGGGGTAAAATAGAATCAATATTTTGAACACCCAACGCTGAATACATTCGTCTATATGCTTCTTGTAAGTCATGGATCTGTGGTGCTGCCTGTGCTAATTGAAGTTGAGTTTGAGCCATAGATATTCGTTGACTCATACTAAACATCGCTGGATCACTTACTGGTACGACATCTATACGGTCATCGAAATCGTCTTCTTTTATTGTTCTTTTCGCTGCAGGAACATCATAAGGATATTCCATTGGTAAAGATTGTTTTATTACTTCAGCTAATATTCTTAATTCTTGCCTTTGAGCAAAATGTAATCTTTTATGTATTGCTGATAATATTTTTGTTCCTTGTTCTAATAGAGCAACTGTTGTGCCTACTGGCATTCCTTGACTACTATCACCTACATTTATATCAGCTACTGATGCAAATCTTCTTCCACTATCTATTAATACACCTAACATTTGTAATAAAGTTGCCGATGGTTCTTTATAAGGAAGTGGCATAATTGCTTCACGGATAGAAGATCCTGGAGCATCTACATCTCTAAATTCTCCTGGTTGTAATGGCTGATCATCATCTCGAACTCTTAATCCTCTCGACTTAAATCCTGCTGGTAAATTAGCTAAAGTTCCTGCATCGATTAATTGTCTTAATATTGAAGTAGCTGATTTAGTTAATCCACCAATCATATGTATTAAACCAAAACCATAAAAACCTAATCCTGGAGTAAATTTATAATGAGTAAAATATCTAATTCTTTGTTTTAATTCATCGTTTTCTCTATAATTACGTCTTATAGATAAAACGTCCATATCTTCTGTTAATGTAACAATATACGGTAAAGCAATTCCAGTCGGCTCTCCGTTTTTATCTTCGTCTTCATAACCCTCAATATTTAAATCAACATGCATTTCTAATAAAGTTACTACATCAGACATATTAGACGATTTTCTAAAACCTGTTATACTTTGCACTTTTTCTTTAGCTTCAGAATCCTCTAACCCTTCGTCTTCGAATATTTCGATATCTCTATAAAACCCTGATACTTGTAACTTTCTTAAATCGTTATAATTCATAGTTACAATATGCGTGAAACGAGGACAAGTTTGTAAATTACTTTCAGTATAAGATACAACTAAATCATCTGCAGGTACAAATTTACTTACAGGTCGTCTTAGATTTTGATCATAATAAGTCTTTTTAAAGGCAGATCCTGTTAAAGGAAGGTAATATAACATTTGATCTAGTTCTGGATCGAATTCTTCCATTACGTCCAAAACTAAAAAGTTCATAAAACCTCTTACCCTTTCGGCTTGCTCTTCGACTTCTTTCGACTTTTCACCGACGATCCTCGTTTGGACTGGACCTCCTGGAGGGAGGAGTTCTTTGTACGCTTGGCTTTGGAACTGCGTCGCACTTTCTGCGAGGAGTGGGTGGTAGACCCCTGACGCCCCCCTGAACGGTTCGCTTCTTTCATCAGTGCTTGTTCCAAGGAGATCGAGTCCTTCTGTGTAGCTGTCGAGCCACTCTTGCCTTGATTCCGTGTCTTCTTTGTAGGCTTCGATAAGATCGGCAGCCATTTCGCTAAGTTGAGCTTCGTCGATATTTTCTGCCAAATTTTCATAAAAATCATCAATATCCCCCTTTTGTGATTCTTCTTCGTAATTAACTATAGCCCCACCATCCTCTAAAAGAACAGTATTATTTGCATCAAACTCAGTTTCAGGTGCTTCTTCTACTTCGATTTCTATTTCATCTTCAGGAGAATCAACAACTTTTAACGGTTTATTCTTTTCTACAGCCATTTTTACCTCAATAGTAAACGTATTGTCTTACACTATGTTCTAACGATTCATCTTCGTAATCAGATGGATGTCTCAAAAAACCTCCTTGACGAAATCGTAACATAGCTTGAGTAGTGGAATCGACCAAATCATCATGATCACCATTAGGGAACTCCGTAAGCTCCTCAACAAGCTCCTCTGCCCACCTTGTTTCTGGCACCCACACGAGTCCTGACTCGAATAAAGGTGCCACTGCATTAGTCCTAGCAATTTTATCCTGCCCTCTGTTTGGCGAATAGTTTTGTACAGGAATACCCATCGCCCTTAATTCTTGTGTTAATGGCATTCCTGATGCTTTGGCTTCGATGATAACCGAATCTGGATCCCATTGTAAATAACTTTCTTGAGCAACTTCTTTTAATTCAGGAAAAGTGTACCTATCTCGGATAGAATCTAACAAAATTATATTCGCTTGTTCGGATTCATTTACCCTAAAAACACCCCAAGTTGTAATAGCACTATAATCTGCCCTTTCTGACTTTAAAAAAGCAGTATCATAGCTTTGAATTATAAAATCTACTAGTGGGGGGTCAGATTTTTCCCAAATATTAATCCATTCTTTCTTAATTATTGCTCCATCGCCCCCTGTTGGTTCTTGCATCCACTGAGCAGACCATTTTGAGTGGGGTAAAGACGCTCGAATACCTTCTAATTCCTCAATTTTCCAAAATTCTTCCCAAACTGGCTTGCCAGACGGCATAATTGCAGGAAATTCTATTAATTCCCACTTATCTGCCTTTAAATCTGACATTTGAGCCTTTAATAATTGACCTGTTAAGTCCTTTTTTGACCATCTAGTCATTACTAAAATGATAACACCTCCTGGTTGGAGTCTCTGTCGAGGTCCAGAAGTGTACCATTCATATGCCATTTCCATAGCTGTTTCGCTTAACGCATCTTGTTCCGAGTGAGGGTCGTCAATAATAAGGATATCAGCACCTCTACCAGTAATAGCACCTCCAACACCCGAAGCAAAATACTCTCCTCCTTCGGTTGTTTCCCATCTACCTGCGGCTTTTGAATCTGCTCGCAATGAAACATTTGGAAAAACCTCCTTATATTCTCTTGTATCTACTAAATCTCTAACTTTTCTACCAAATCGTACAGCAAGTTCACCTGTATGTGTAGCTTGAATTATTTTTAAATCTGGTCGAATACCCAAGAGCCATGATGGAAGCATATATGACGACATTTCTGACTTCGAATGTCGTGGAGCCATATTAATAATAACTCGTTTTAACTCCCCTCGTGCAATTTTATTAAATTGTTCGCACATTATCCTATGGTGTGCACCTTCGATAAAAGAACTCCACATCGTTCTAACAAAGGTTAAAAAATCTCCTCGGCATTCTTCTTGGAGCTTTCTTCGTTTTAATTCGTCTGTAAGTAAATTTAATTCTAATAATTCGTCTCGTTTTAATTCACCTAGATCGGTAGACGAAATATACTTTTCTACATCTTCTAAACTATTAAGTTGCATCAAGCGTCATCGCTTCTGGGGGTAATTCTTCATATTCCGTAAAAGCACCTTCTTCTACTTCATCTAAATTTAACTGAGGCGAAAATAATAAAGCTAATGGGTAAGATAAAACTCCTGCACCTTTTGCAACAGCTTTTCCAGCAACTCCTAATCCTTCTAAAATCATACCTCCTGGATTTATTTTAAAAGATTCAGCTATCGCTGTTTTTGCTCTTTCAGGTGCAAATTGAAATATTCCTTCTCGTAACATTCTAAAATATTGTTTATCGTTTATATTTCCTATAGCTCGTTCTAAATCTAAACTATCTACATATCGTAAACCATCTTTTAACATTTTTTCTGCTCCTTGAGGTCCACCGATCCTATTTTCTTTCATACCGTATGCATGAAACTTAAACGCATCTTTTGCAGCTTTAGAAAATTCATCAGGAGAAACTAACATCGTTTTAATACGACCTCCTCCTGTTTGCTTTATTGATTTTATTGAAGGCATGTTTTGTTGGTTAGCGAAATTTTTAGCCTTTTCTAAATCAGGTGTAAAAAATTTTCCTCGTGTCGTTTTACCTTCTTGTTTTTGAAATTCCATATCGCCAGAATATCCGAAATCAAATTTTGGATTCGGTAATTTACGAGGCTCACCACGATAAACACGGATCATGCCTTGTGGGTCTTTTTTAAATAAAGACATTAAACCTTGTTCCATTATTCTTGTTCCCTACGAAAATATACATCGACATGGGCTTCGCATTTTGGACACGATAAATTAGTTACCATCGAATATTCTTCTTCGTCTTCCAAATCATGGTCACCACCCCAAATTAATTTTGTACCACAATGATAACAATCCATTATTTTTCGCCCCTTGCTTTTGCTGCAAGATTAGCTGTTAAATCATTTAATGAAAAATTTTCTATACCACTTACTATATTACCAAGTGCACCTTCTCGACTGCCACTAAGCACGTCTCCTATATCTTTAATAGCTAATCCTTTACTTACCATTTGAGCCATAGGTTGTATAGGATTAGGAACAAGAGATAAAAGACTTGTTAACCCCCTACCAATTTGAGAAGGAGTTATTGAAAAACCTGTTCCTGTTGTACCTGATCCACCTAATGCACTATTAGGATCAAACCCTGCGATACCTGTAACATTACCTTTTGTATTAACTGATACATTTGGACCCATGCCACCAAAAGGAGTTAAATCGAAATCTTCTGTGCCAGTTCCTTGATCGCCCTCTGTGCTTGTCGCTCCTAACCCTGCCGAAACAGATTGCTGATCAGCTAAAGAACTTTCTAATCCCATATCATCGGCAGGATTAAAAAAAGTAGGAATACCGAATAATGAACCAATTCCTCCACGATCTTTTAATAATTGGGCTTCTTGGGGATTGATATATGCGAGCATGTGTGGTTGACCACTAATCGTGGTTTGTTTAGGTATAGTATCTGTAGGAACTGCTGCTACTCCACCAACTCGCATTACTGACTCCTTTTTTCCAGATATAACCTATTTGTAAAAAAATTAAAACCAAAAAAGATCCTATCGTAAAATTTCTGGTATATCGGCTGACAACCTTGCACTTTAGTGCTAGAAAAAGGGTGGTTCTCGCTGTAAAGGGGGGTGGGGGGCTGTCGTGTCGCTTTTATAATAGGGTGGTGTGCGTAAAAAAAGGGGGCTAAAAGCCCCCAAGTTTTACGGTTTTGCTATTTCTCTAGCCGTAGCCCAAGCAGTACCAAATATTAATAATAAGCCAATACTAATATGGACTGGATCCCAAATTAAGAACGAAGTAATAAAGTACAACGTAGCTAAGAAAAAACAAATAGTACAAATAATCACGTGGAATAATTTCATTTTAATATCCTTTCTAAGAAAGGGGGGCTACTAGCCCCCCAGTAAATTAGTTAACTTTAAAGTAATCGTTTAAAAGCCTTTTATGGTAGAAAGTCCAAATCCTTTCTACTGACTGGGTAGTAGATAACTTACTAGTTTCAGGATTTTTTAAATCCTTAATAATTTCCCCTTTAGTAGCCGTACCACCAAGATTATCTAAACTATATAGAATAGCTTGGGCTTGGGCTGGTAAAGGATAAGCCTTTAAGTTTTCTAATACATTATCAGCTAAACTATAAGTTACGTTATTACTACCTTTAGGAGAAGGGGCAGGAATACCACATTTAGCAATAGAAGACTTATTTAAGGTAGGAGTTACAGTAGAACCATTATCTACAATTTTAGTAATTTTCTTAGACATAATATTTTCCTTTCTATCTTTCTAAGTTATATATTCTATTATTGTCATTTTCTTACTAAAGTAAAGTAAAAAGTTTATTATTTTTCAAACTATCGTTTAACATCGTTAACTAATTATTTTGGGCGAGTCAGTCAAACAGTCAAACAAACCAGTAGAGAGAATGGGTCATTATTATACCTGAGCCTTTGCTCGTGCTGTAATAAGTGATGATGAAAGGCTATGATGAAGGGCTATGATGATGAGCCCCAGTCAGTCAGTCAATCAGGTGCAATCGGCAAAAAAAGAGGGAGCCGAAGCTCCCTCAATCATTAAGCATCGAGTTTAATATACTCATCCTCGACCAATAACTTACGATAGAAATCATAAATTCTTTTTGGCGACTGAACAGTTTTTAAACCATTCGCGAGCAAGTTATCAACTACCTCGCCTTGCGTAGCAGAGCCACCAAGAGCTTCAATAGTATTTAGAATAATCATAGCCTGACCAGCTATCTTACGATTTTCAATAACCTTTGTTATCAAAGTAACTTTACGATTATTAAAACCGTTTTTAGCAGGAGCAGGGATACCAGAGTTACCTACAGGAGATTTAGCGACAGGAGCTACCTTTTTAGATTTTTTCATAACTTTCTACCTTTCTAATTTAATTAAGTTATACCAGTATCATATACCATACTCTTACTATAGTAAAGTATTAATTACTGATTTTTAAATCTTTTTTATGACAAAATGATTCCTGCTGCCTGGATCCGAGTCAATCAATCAATCGGTCATTCAGTCAATCAGACAGTCATTCGGTCAGTCAAACAAAGTTGCTTTAGCACGAGCTTCCAGTCAAACGGATGTTGTTGATGATGAATGGTGGGTGATGATGAACAGAGGGTACGATTTCTTAGACTGACTGACTGACTGCCTGGAACGCACCAAATTTGATGTTTTGAAGGGTCATGGATAAGAATCCAAGAGACACCTCCTCGAGTTGCACGACGCGTGTGCCATGCACATTGCTGGGCTGATAGATTGACTGACTGTATCGTTCCTATCTTGAGTTCAATCCAAAACTCGTTGCCCTGCCAACAGGCATTGACGTCAGGCACTCCTGTGCCAAGGGCTCCTGTTTCAATCCTTTGCCAGTGAACTTTGGGTAAGCTGTTCTTCAGCGTTTGATACAGGCTCTTTTCTGTCTTCATGCTCTACTACTTTCATATTGCTTCCATTTACAATTTGCTTTATCCTTGAAACAAGATCCTCTGAACTCATGCTTTCCATCTTTGAAACCATGACCTCCTTCCGATCTATATACAACCCTGCTACCTTGCCCCTCGACACTTCAGCAGAGATCGCAGCAGCAATTTGCCCTGAATCCTTCGCTTCATCACGCAAATGGGAAAGTTCTGTTAGATGCGAGTCAACACTAACTTCTGCTCGTTGCTTCTGCTTTTCCAAAAGCTCAATAATAAAATTGCCAACCAGTGGATTCTTACGAAGCATTGCAGAACCTTGAACTTTTGAGCCAATCATGTCTTTCGTAAAGCCTGACTTTCTCGCTGCAGCTGCAGCAGACATTCCTTCAACATATAGTCTACAAAACTTTTTGTGCTTTGGTAGTAATGGTCGGTGTCTCTTACCATCTGAGCAAACCCAGTAATTTCCACATTCTGATGGCGAAACTGGAGTGTACACAAGATCTCTCATCAATATGACCTTTTCTCACTTTCTTTGTTTTCTTTCCTTATATCTTACCAGACACAATAGTAATATACAATGGTTTTTTATTCTAAAAACAAAAAACTTTTCTCCCGACCCTTTATCTATGACTAACAGTTATGATATCTTGAAAACAAATATCATAGCCAAGAACCAAGAGCCACAGAGCATTATAGAAGATATTATGAGATTATGAGATTATGACGTGAGTTTTAGAAATTAAAACATGAAAAGTGAACAGGAGGGACATTGGGGCATTTCTGCCCCAAGTTAGTTAAGCGAAACAAGAAAAGCTACAAAAGAAGCCTTGACGAAGCTCCTCGTCTTGAACAAGAGCCCAGCCATCAATAAAATGGTTTAGCTCACCTGTATCAAGATTAAGGGCGAATGCTTCATAGCCTTCTGGGAAAGAATGATATTTTATATGACCAACGTGATCAGGACCAGAGCCTGCTTCAATAGTTACATCATCCATTTCGCAAAGCATATTGAATGTCCTGATAAATATATTAGTCATTCCCTCACGGTGTGCATAAAGTGCATACATTATAAATTCTCCTCTTTCTTTAACTGCTCAATTAACTCTTCATCAATGTAATCTGAGTCTATATCCTCTGGGTGAGGAATACGAGAATGAGGGGCTTCTTTTCGTAAAGGATTACCCCACTTATCATACTTACCCCAAAATGGGTTAACGTGCCAAACATCATTACCTGTAGCGATATAAGCTCTATCAGGGTTTTGGGAACCAATCTCTCTAGCCTCAGCTCGATCCCAATCTTGGGGTGATGCGTAAATAAAATCACGATCTTCTTGTTCTTGTATGTACATTTTTCTTCCTTTCTAAAATTAATCTTACCTATATTATAGTAAAGCAAAGCGACGATTACTATTACATTATACTGTTTTTACTCGTAAAAAAACCCCACTATTTTCATAGTGGGGCGAAAGGAACTGTTATGTCGTAAATAAAATGACTATGTCCAGAATCAACTGGACATAGTCGACCAAGCTATGCGTTTGCATATTCGATAGCTTTGTCTAATGCTTTGGCTTTCCTGTTTGCTCCAACGCCAAACCATGATGAATGAAGAGCATTACCAGGAGCTGACTGCTTTTTCTGATGATCTTCGTGATAAGTCACACCATTCAAAGCACCCCACCAAGTTCCCTTGGCTGACTTCATCGTAGCACCTGGACTTAGATCGATGTTTTGAAGGACCTGAGTCGCTGTAGCATTAAACTGCTCTTGCATAACGAATTCATCATCAGTAAGTGCTTTGGCTTTATCAACAAGTACGGAAGGTTGATACAACTCAGCAATATAATTAAGAACTGATTCTTGTTTGTATTGACGAGATGCAAGGAACTCGGACTTTTCTTTGAAGTCGGTTATCGCTTGACTACTGAGACCAAGTGCTTCTTCTGCTGCAGCTCGGACATCTTCATCGAACTCTTTGACGTGGGGCATACGCAGTGCAGTACCCTCGCCTCGCAATGCCATAGTCAAGGTATTGTTACAAACAACACGGATCGGTGTAAACTTAATCGTCATTGCTTTACCTGCTTCGTGGGGCTGATTGATGAGGAGGTAGCCTTTAACTTCATCGCCACCAGCTAATTCGAAATCATCTTTGAGTTTAGCTAAACCCCAAATCTCTTTACCATCTCGTAAAGAACCAGCAGTCTCCATTTTCATATGACCTGCTTGAGTAAACTTAACGAAGAAGTCGAAGATATCTTTGTTTTGGATAGGTATGTATTTTTCGCCACACTGCGATAAAACTGAATTATCGCTATCCCTAACAATAAAGTGATGTCCACTAGCTTGGAGTAAACCGACATCACCAACGATCTGACCATTCTCGGTTGACCACTCAGGCTTATCTAATGTATAAGCTGGTCGTTTACTAACTGTCCAGTCAAGCTGTGCAGCTTTTTGCATTTGAGCTGGAGTAAGGGTATCAGCAACTTCTGTTCCTAACCCATGCCAAGGCTTTGCATTTGCATAAGCCATTGTTTCGATATTATGTGCCATTATTCTTCCTTTCTAAATTAATGGTTAATATTTAACTTACTACTATAATAAGAGATATAAAAAACGATTACTATAACAAAATAATGCTTTTACTGATTCAAAAAATAACGTATCGTTAAGTATCGTTTATTTCTCCCCTGTAAATGAGTGTAGAATCAAGGTTCCTCCATACTTGGTTCTACATCTTTTCTTTATGAAACTCTTTTAAATATTCAAGAGCCCATTGTCTCGTTGGTGCTTTTCCTTGTTTAGTAAAACCATCTAAGCTCCAACCCCATTCGGTAGCGAGAGTACCAACATAATAAATGTCTCCAATCTTTTTGTTTTGAAAGAAGACTTCCCAATCAGAAACACCAGACCATTTCGCAAACTCTCTTTCTTTTTCGGTATTATATCCTGTGCTTGGTCTCTTTAATAAATACTCCATCATACTTCTCGTGGCTCAGGTGAATCAACAATATTTCCCAAATTCATACCTGTTTGTCTTATATCAAGCCATTGTAATACAAGTTTATTATTATGGATCTTTTGAAGACGAGCAAGATCTGGGATGATAACACACATAGGATCATGCCAATATTCTTCAGTTTGATCTGGGTAAGTGACTTTTAATAAAAATTTTGGTTTACCCATTTTGTTTCCCCTCTAATGTTTTTAATTTTTGTTGAGCTAAAGATAAAAGTTCATATGCCTCTCTTAATTTTAATTGTACATCACTAAGTTTGTTTTTAGTATCAACTAACTGAGCAGTCCTCTCTATGTACTTAGCCTCATAGTTTATTTCTTCACTCATCTAATTCATCCTCCACTGATTTTTTCCATAATACAACAATATGAGCAATATTATCTTTTACTTTATCATAATGCTCAAATTGTTTTTTCAAATCACTCTTATCTACATAGCCCCAATTATCATGACCAAGTATTTTTTGGCATGCATCATCAAGAGCATCTGAATCATATCTACTCATAAGCCTACCTCCTTCTTCCATTTTTCGACTTGTTTTAATAAAGAGACGGCACATTCATACCGACCCTCACAAATACCCTCAGTACCGTCAGTAAGAATTTCTTCACCATCGACTACAGGGGCTTGATGGCTAATCTCATGTTTTAACCATCGTTCTATCTTTGCAATTACTTGATTAGATACATCATCTGGATTACCTATCATCACTGTCCCTCCTTTGGGTATCTGAAATAATTAAAAGTTTCGTCCAAGACATGATGAATAACGTAAGTATAGTTAGCATCTTGCCAAGCAGAAACAACTTGAGACTCTGCATCCATATAATCTATATGATCATCAGGTATCTCTCCAGGATGCTCTGGGTGAGCGATATCTTCTGGGTGCCAATATTCGACATAACCGAAACCATGACCTTCCTCTAATAGTTTCCATGCCATGCTTATGCTCCTTTCGTATTTATATTAACTAATTCCGAAAGGTTAGTCACAAGAACATAATTAGATTTATGCATAGGAACAACAGTATGAACTTTTTGTTTAGCTTCTTTATCGCCACAAGATAAACAGGTATCATACCCAAGAGAAGCCCTGCGAGGGGGCGAAATAACATCATCGCATACTTTACAATACATTAGCAATATCCTTTCTACTTTCTTTATTTTTATTATACTAAAACAAAAAGGCAATTTATATAGGAAAACTATGCTTTTTATCGTTGAACTTGTAGCTAAGTGTATCTTCCATTTCTTCAATATTGATTGAATAAAAGTTCTTGTTTTTTAATGGAGCAGAGAAGAACTCTAATCTCTTTTCTGCTTCTTCTCGTGTTCGATACGAACCAATGAATGATGATCCGTGGTCCCCACGTCTTTTAATACGAATACGATAATAACCTGTTGTTGAAAGTATCATGCTACATTCTCCTCTACATGTTTTAAAACTGCGTCGGTAAGTACGGCTAAAGAACTACCACGACCTGCTTTCATATATGATGCTTCTAAAGCAGTATGAAGATTAAAACGTCGTGCCATATCTTCTACAATTCTATGAGACGAAACTCCTTCGAGTTCTTTAATAATTGAACCATCGTCTGCATAAATATTTCCTTTATGAGAGCCATCAGATTTATAAGTACGAATGAAACTCTTTACATACTTTGGTGGAAAGCCTAACTCAGTAAATGTTTTTATATCCCAAATAGTATGAGCATCGTATAAGATCTCTGCTAAATCTCTTTGATTAGCCTCTACTAATACTTTCTTAATTCGCTTAGTTGTTAAATCCATTGGCATCCTCATTTTGATCCTCCTCTTTAATATATAATCCGTTAACCAATTTTCCTTTTCTATCTTTAATTTCTTCGTAAGCATAATCCATACAAGAAACTAAAGACATATTATTTCGCATACAAATATTAACCATAATAACTAACATATCACCAATAGCATCTGCTATCAAAGCCTTCGGGACTTCTGGTGTATCGTAGGAGTCTGCTTGAATAACTGCTTGGGATAACTCGCCTAGTTCTTCTACAAGTTTTAGAACTTGATCTTTACTTGTACTACCCTCGATAAGGTTACGATCTTCATGCCACTTCCTTATCAAGCCCTCGAGAGTATAATAATCATACGGCACTTTCATCATCTACCTCCAGTATATTGACTAGCTTGAGTTCATATTGAATCATACTATGGTTTTCGTGAGAGTAAACTTCTAAAGTGTTTTGGTGTAAAATATATGTTTCATGTTCTGTTTCTAACATTCTTGCACCATCTGATTCAACACCTTGAAAAGTTTGTAGATCACTTGCTGATAGACCTCTCCAATCTTGTTGGATAATCTGTTCTAAAAGGTTACTAGCGATACCTGTTGAACGACCATAAGATTTTTGTTTAAAATGTTTCATGTAGAATCACCTCCTCGATAAGGAAAAAGAGTGTCAGCATGACACTCTATTATATCCCAACTAAGCCCTACACAAGCATCATGTTTTTCCAAACAACGTCGCAATACTTGTCGAGCTTGATCTTTAGTTAGTAGTGGACATTGCTCCATAACATCTTCTGTGCACCATTCTAATGTAATAGTGTCTTGATCTACTTGCTTCATTAGTCTACCCAATCCATTCTTATTATTTCGTGTTTATTATCTATTACTTTTCTAATCTGCTCTTGACTATCAGCTTCGATCATAAACTCTACTAATTTGTTGAGATCTTTATTAATAGCTACTTTAACATAATATCTATTTTCCATTAGAACCCTCCTGATTAGTCACATGAAGCAAGACCCATTTACCTTGAGATTTAGTAGTACCTAACTCAAAAGAATACAAGGTCATATTATTAATAATAAATAAACGAGTGCCATCTGATGTTTCTAAAGCCCTCGCTCCATCTAGGGGAACTTCACCAAACACAGGCTTATAAAGAGTAATCTCATCATCGTTTAAACTTCGCCAATCAAAGCTAACAATTAATTCTAAAATTTTAAAAGGGGTCATATCAAACTGGTGTATGCCATGACCACATCTTGGACAAGTAATCGCCATCTTTCTTCCTTTCTAATATTTCAATGGGTTTTCTTCTACAGGTGCAGAGTTTTGATAAAACTCTTTTGCATGTTTAAAGTCGTTTGTACGACCTGGAAAATTAGGCTCATACCTTGATATAGGTTCACCTAGCTTATGCTGAACATATAAGGTATCATACTTAATCCACCACGCATAAACATCTTTTACATTAAAGTCTAATAAATAACATGAAGTTACTTCATACTTAGCCTCTAACTCATAACACATATCTGCCATATTCTTCCTTTCTAAAAGTGTACTAGAAGTAGGACATTACCGAGTGTCTTCCGTCGAAGTCAAAGAGGGTCTGATATTCCGATAGCAACTCTGTCTAACCTCATGCTATCGCCCCACTTCTAGTACGTTGCAACATTTAACAAATAACATGAGACTGGAGGTAGCCACCTCATGTTACTTTTATATTATAGTAAAAATATTAAATGAATAAAAACTAAAAATAATGTTTCTTATGCCGACTCATCGCCATTATTATCGTAAGGACTTTGAGTAGTTGGAAACTCACTATGAATATTTTCAGTTATTTCTTGAGTATCTTTATACATAGGAAATAAATTATACATTAATAATCGCATATCTTCAATATTTGATACTTCTTTCATTGCTCCAGGAACTTTTTCTAGTTCTTTTATCGCAATATAAAGGGCTTGACCAATTATATATTGACCTCGCATACTTGCAAATAACTTCCTTGCTACTTGGATCTTCTGTTCTTTAGACATCCAATTTCTTCTTTCTATTTTTTCTTGTTCACTCATCGCTTTCTCCCTTTCCATGTATGATTTCCCAAGTGTTTTTATAATCTTCTTCTGCCGTGTCGATGGATAACATTCCGTGTGTAATTAGATACTCGGAATAAAAGTCGAACGTCTCATCGGCAGTAGCACCCTCTAGCTCAACTCCTTGACCTATAAGGTTTGCAGCGATTAGATCTGCTTCGTTCTTAGCACCTAACTCTCGTAGCTTTCGCCATGCGACAACAGCCATGATGATAGGCATCGTTATAGTTTTTTCGGACATTTAATACTCCTTTTTATTTATTATAATAAAAATAAAAATGGAATTATATAAGAATAAAATGTTTATACTGCTTGCTTTGTATAATCTGACTCAGAGCCTCTCGTCCAACCTCTAACAGATTCAGCATGAGCTATGACTTTAGAAGCATCTTTAGCTTCACCCCAGTTTGGTCCAAGTTCCACGTCTACTTTTACAGGGACTTTTATTTCTACACAATGTTCCATAATTTCTTTTATCTTTACTGCTTGTTCTTCTGATTCTACAGAAAAATCTAATTCGTCATGAACTTGTATATGAGGTATAATTCCTTCTTCGAACAATAACTGCATTGCTTTTTTAGTCATATCTGCGGCACTACCTTGTATTAATCTATTCATAGCTTTATGTGTAAAAGCCCTTTTAATAGCATTACCATGTTCAGCATAAGCAGTTTTATGATCCATAATTTTTCGTGTACCAAACTGCATTGGCTCCCACTTATCGAAACGACAACGTCTTCCTAATAATGTTCTTATATTGCCTTGATCTGCAGCACGTCGTATAGCTCGTTCACTAAGGGCTTTTACAAATGGAACTCGTTCATGGTATTGACTAAATAATTCTTTTCCTTCTTCCATCGTTAACCCTAGACTACTAGACAGTTTTTGAACACCCATAGAATAAAATAATCCTAAGTTTATATTCTTTGCTTGCTTTCTTGGTATGCCAGCCATATCAGCTACGACTTGATGGAAGTCTGCATCTCCATCTCTAAATGCATCCCCAGCTTCTTTTGCCCCACGAAGTTCCATCATCTCTGCATAATGAACAACGAGTCTTGGTTCTTGTTGAGAGTAATCAAAAGCACCCCACTGACATCCCTCTTCAGGAATAAATAATGATCGGATAGCCGTGCCTATTTCAGGATCCCTTGCTGGGACTTGTTGTAGATTAGGATTACTGTAACTAAAACGACCTGTAACCGTACCACCATCATCAGAACGAAGTGGATGTAGTTCAGCATGAAGACGACCTGATTGTTGATTACTCATAAGCATTCCGTCGATAAATGTTGTCCTTGCTTTATTCATCTTTCGTGCTTTTACAATCAGCTTTGGAACTTCATGTTCGTGGTTTTCTAACCATGATTGTTGAAAGGAGGGTGATCCTTTTTCTGTAAAGTTATATGGTAGTTTTAATTTCTTAAATGCTTTTTCTATAGATGCATTCGCCCATATTTCTACATTTGATCCAACTAACTTTTTTATCTGTAATAAAGCATCTTCTTCTTTAGCCCTAAACATTTTAGACATACGTTCTGCATGATCTAAATCAATACGAACACCTTTAAACCTCATTTCGATAAGTAATGGTAGTATCGATGTTTCTAAATTAAATATCGACCATAAGTCTTGTCTTGATAATTCTTGTTTTTGAAACTTCCATAACCTTAATGTCATCGCAGCATCTTGCTCTGCATATGGACCAACATACATAGGTGGTAGTTCTGATATATCTGCTTTTGGATCTACATTCCATGCTTCTGCAGCATCACGTAACAAGTCTTCACTTTTCGTTTCTTGTAAGTAATGTTTACCTAATGCGTTTAAAGCATAACTAAATCTGTTTTCATCTATTAAAGGTGCACCGATCATAGTATCAATTATACGACCTTTTACATTAACACCCTCTGCTTTTAACCAACCAATATCATATGAAGCATTATGACAAACTTTATCTGCATCTGTAGATACCATGTCTTTTAACCAATTAAAAACAACTTTTTCGTCTAAGTTGCCCCCTGATCTATGTCGTATTGGAAAATAACCTTCCCAACCATCAGTAGCTACAGCGATACCAACAATATGTCCATCTTTCTTCGCCCAACCTGCACCTTTAGATCGTAAGTTAGGATCCCATGTTTCAAGGTCAATAGCTATTTCTTTAGCTTTGGATAAGTCTGGTAGCACTTCTGGAACTGTCCATGCACTATCAGGAGGGAACAGAGGATCCTGTAAAGGATTTTTATATTTCGGCAATGCTTTCTTCCCTTTCTCTGGGAAAGAGTTTACCTTATTTAACATTCTTTTGTAAAGCCATTTGTGCTTCGACTAAGAGCAGATAACGTCTAAGGTCTCTTATATCGTCTATAAGTCCTTCTGGTCTCTGATCCTCTTCTAAAGCTAAAAAGATATCGTAAGTATAATCGTTTGATTGGTTTTCTATACGATCCCACTTCCTAGCTAACATCATAAAAGCACCTATACCACCTCGCTTTTTCCAACTATCTCCATAAGACTTTTCTGCTTCATGCAAAGCACTAACATCGTCGTTAGCTAGTACATTAACTTTTTGTATTATCTTACTACGTTTCTCAGTCATTCTTAGCTCTCTCTTCCTTTCTTTCTAACCACTCCATACATGCTTTTCTCCAATCTGGTGCTTGGATAGTTGAGGCTTGCAGTATGGCATGTTTATAATCTTTTTGTTTATAATAGTTCCATGCCTCAACAAGAGGTATCGCTGTATAAGCGAATGTTTTCATATTACTAAAATGATCTGGGGTTATCCACATACCACCTAGTTCTTCATTATCTTTACTAGAACAAAACAGGTTAAAGAAATAATTTAAATCTTTATCGAAGTTTTGTTTATCTTGTATTAAGTCTTGCCATGTAATCTCTGGGTTAACTTCATAGCCATGAGGAGAGATACCTTTAGAAAGTTTCTTATCTAGTTCATTCCAGACATCTAAATAAACATGAGCATTATTACTAATTTGATGATAACAACCTACACTTAGCCCTGACATCGTTGCTATATATTCATGAAGCATACTAAAGTGAACTGCGTTAGCCCCATATGCACCCCAAATTAAATCATTAGATCTACAACATACAGTCATATCTAATTTTATTTGATTATTTTCTTCACCTAATTCTTTTGTTGGATAGGCTTTAAAATATATTTGAGTATTACAAGGAACATCTTTGCCTTTATAATGAAGATCGTGTACAGGATCCCACATTGATAAAACTATTCGCCTATCCCATTTATTCTCTTTTAGCTTTTTAATAACGTCATGTAATTGATCGTAGCCAAACTGGTTTCGCCAACGATAACCATAAGACCCATATAAAAAGTTACCATCGTCAGAAAACTCTTTCATTCTTTTTACAAATCTTGCTAATGGTTCTACATCTCTTCGACCAGCTAACATCCATAAACCTTCTATAAAATGAAAGAAAGGATTACAATTTCTCTCAGGAAGAAACATTACTCGTTCTCTTGGAAAGTTATAAGTAGAACAAACAGGATCTCTGAACATTAAGACATCACCATTTCTACTTGGTATCTTTACCATATTGTGTGGTTCTCTTAATGACATTACTGCTATTTGAAATACTTCTTCTACGTTATCGCCACGAAATGTTATCATTTATATCTCCCTCTTGGTGTACCTTGTCCTAAACGGACTCGTTCATATTTATCAAACTCACAAAGACTATGTTCTATCTCTCTCATCTCCATAACTGTAGCTATCTCTGGTGGTAAAAAATTATGTCTCCAATAAAATAAAGTTAACATATCATCGTTCCATTTATGTTTAGAACTTTTCCAATCCAACTCTCTACCAAATATTCTATTTAATCCTCTCATTGCTCCTGGACCTGCATTAGCCCAAGTTTTTATATCTTTAGCTGAATTTAGAAACATCGTATGTCTTAAATCAGTAACAAGTTCATATGCCATAAAATGACCTAAATATGGAAATTCTTGAAAGAGGATATGAGCACGTCTCAAAGTTTCTGTCTTTTCTATTAATTCTTCTATTATACTTTTTCGTTCATCCCATACCTTCTCTATACACCAAATAACACCATCAACTTTATCCATACCATTAGGTGTTTTTATTATATAACCCCCTGTAACATACTTCTTTTGTTTCTTTATTTCTTCTCTAGCAAGTTCAGGATCCCAATCAATATGAAGATTATGTTTTAATAAAGTTTCTCCAGTTTCAATAAGATTAAACCAACGAAAGATAACAGTAGCCATAAAAACTTCTTCTTGGTTATGGAGAGGTTGTCTCATGTTCTCTCGAAACCAAACAGTTGTCTTATCGTTTTCTCGAAACGGATTAGTAAATCGATACTTATCTAAAATCTTATCCGTTGTCCAAGGACGAGGAAGACCTTGTTCTTTTTTCTTAAAGATATCATGTCTTTCCTCGATCCACCAGAAAAACCTTTTAACAGGATCCATTACTTCTTCCTTAGATGCCAATTAACATTATTAGCAGTTTCAGGATAAGCCGTAGCTAATATTACTCTTTGCCAATGCTTATCGAATCTATTTTTAATATCGTCAATAACATTTTGTGACCACCTCATATTAGCACGGTGGTTTTTATTAAAATTATTTGTTTGGGTAAAAGTTCCATAATGACGTTCTAATACGAAATGTTTTTCTAATAAGTCTTTTAATTCTTGATAGCCCCACTCATAAACATGATCTTTAGGTAATTTATCATTAGACCCATCGTGGTTAGGTGTTGATATATATGCAATACCTCCTGGACGTAGCTTTCTAGCAGAAGCCTCAATCCACGGTTCGATAAACTCTCTCCCCATATGTTCTATAACTTCCGTTGTCATAAAGACATCTATAGATTCATCTTCTACTGGAGGTTCAGGATTAGTTGTTAAATCTTGTAGAACTATTTGACCTCTATTAGAAGTCATAGTTTTAAACCACTGGTGTTCTGTAACAGGAAGATCATCGTCTACCCACCAATCATCTAAACATGCTGGATCTATATCCATACCAACATAACTATTTACAATCTCTGACTTAGTAGAAACAAAGGCTTTATATAAATAACGAAGTGTCCATATTTCCCCACAACCTATTTCTAATATATCAACAGGTCTTCCAAGAGTTTTAGCTTTATCCATTATTAGTTGTCCCATCTTACAAAAACGACTAATATGAGCTAACTCATCTGGTCTCCAGTTTGCCAGTGTCCCTGCACTTGCTATATCCATTCTTGTGTTTTTAGAGTTATTTGCATTTACTGCAAGTTTTCTTCTTATCGAAGCCATTGCTTTCTCCTATTCATAGTTGATGTAGTTATTTGCTAACATTGTTTTATGGTAGTGCTTATATATTCTGTCAACAGGTTGAGTAGTTTGAAGTTTCTTACTCTTTTTTATAATAGGAAAAAAGTCTTCAATACTTACAGGCTTTCCATGTTTCTTTAATATATCTAATATCACTAACATTTGTGATGCACCCTTTTCTGGGTGCTTATTATAAACAATTACTGCCTCTGGGTCAAATCTGTATAAAGATTTTTTTACTTCCTCAGAGTTAGAACTTTGTTTAATAACTTTTTGTCTCCAGTTAACTGCTTCTTCAAGTTCTTCTGGGTGCCAAAATCGAAAACATCCAGGCATATACTCTTGCCAATAGCCGTCAGGAAAAGTAATCTTTGATTTTTTATCTGTCATATTCTAACTTTCTAAAAATTTACTATATTATGATAGTATAAATAATTTATTGTATAAAGAAAAAACTACTCATATCATAAAGTATTTATTGGTAACTGGCTGAACGATATGTAAGTTTTGTTTAGCCCTAGTTAAACCTACATAAAAAACTCTAGTGTCATCGTCAGGATCTTTTTCATAAGCCCTCCAAGTTCTATGAGGCATATCTGTCATAAGAACAACATTATCTGCCTCACCCCCTTTTGCAGAATGTATTGTAGATAAAGTAATTCTTGGCTTTTTAGTTATCTTTTCACCTAATCTTAACATAGCCAAAATATAACTTCTTTCATGAACAGATAACCCAGTAAACATATCGTGCCATATTTTAGGTTCAGGAAGTTCTGCTAATTGTTGTACTTCTTTTAATGTTAATTTTTGTGAGGGATCAATATTAACAAATGCTTTTCTTTTTGATCCTCTTATATAAGGAACTAATTCTTCTGCTTGATCAGGAAAGATAAACAACCCTTTTCTTAAATTTTCCCAGTTTTTTACTGCCTCTATCTTTTTCTTAGAAATAGATGGATTATTCTTTCTTTCGAAATATACACCAAGACCTCTACAATGTGCTTCTATTTCATTTAATAAATAGTTAGAACGAGATAGTATTAACCATTGACCAGAGGAGATATCAATATGTTCGAAACTTGCTTCGGTGATTACATTACCAGCCTCTTCCCTCGGACTCCAAGTTTTTTGTGTTCTTGTCTTAATACGACCTATCACTTTATTAGCTACACTAAAAACACTCTGAGGGATTCTATAACTCTTTTCCAAAATTCTAGCATCGTTAGAGATATTAATCAAGAAGTTTACGTCTGCCCCTGCCCATCTAAAGATAGCTTGATCATCATCACCAGCAATGTAGACTCTCTTAGATTTTTGTGCGAGTATCTTTACTAATTTCCATTGTAAAGGACATAAGTCTTGTGCTTCGTCTACAAACATAACATCTAAACTAGGTGCAAGTTCCTTTTGTACACACATATCAAGCATATCAGTAAAGTCGTATAACCCTCTTGCTTGTTTAAATTGATACAAGCCTTTTGAAAACCGTTCTAATGTATGCCAATCTATATCTTCGTCATAATGTTCTTGCCACTCGGCTCTTAAATCATGACACTTTAATCTTGCTAATCCTTCTACGAACTTTAACTTATCATCTTTCGATAAAAGAGAAATAGATCCTTCTTCTAGGTTTATATCACCTGTTAAACGTAAACCCATAATATCATTAAACTCTTTATAGTTTGAACGATCCATGACCGAAGTACGAGATAGCCCTAACATTCGGTAACATAAAGAATGTAAAGTTCTAAAATTAGGAATATCTTTTCCTGATAAAGAGAACCTGTTCATTGTTCTTTCTTTACCCTCGTCAGATGCTTTCTTTGTAAAAGCAAAATAACCTATTCTATCTGGAGGTGTTCCTTTTTGCATCTCCATTTCAATTAAGTTAAGAATAGTTGTAGTCTTTCCAGTTCCTGGAGGTCCAAGAATAATAGACCAAGTAGAAGGATCAACACTCAAAATGGATCCTCCCCCATATTTGGTAATTCGTAGCCCTCATCTTGTGCTTTAAATTCTGGGACATACCAAACTGTTACACCTTTACCTTTTACATGAAAGAAATGATCCCCACCTCCCAGTTCTCTGAGTCGTGCAGCAATATGGTTTCTTCCATAATCTCTAAACTGTTGTCGACTAAAATAGTCTATTAAATCTTTTAATCTAAAAAAAGTTTTACTTTCTTCTGTCCAAGGCTTTCCTAATAATAATTCATCTCTTGATTGAGCCTGTGCTCTCTCAGTACAAAAGGATTCTAAAAGCTCTTTAAATTGACCATGAACAGATACATCTTCTGGAACTTCGATTATAGATACACTATCTAATAATTGTTGAACGACGGTTCTCCAGTTATTTTGTCTCATAGTTAAAGGCATAAAGTTTAACTCGTCCATGCATCTTCTTTGGAACTTAGTTTGGTTTTGTAGTTCATCTGTAGTTAACTCTATTCGATGACCCTCTACATCTAAAAACCATATAGGTGGTGTTGAATCTTGTTTTTGTAGGTTACTAAATTGTGGTAAGCCCCCAGAAGAACCAACGCCATACTCACAAGTTCTACAAACTGCAGCATTACAATGTGAGGCTATAGGCTGATCATTACATTTATATTGATAATCTTTATTACTTAATGCTTTTATAACTGCTAAAACTTCTGAAGCACCAAGTGGTGGCTTCATATATTGAAAGTTCTTTTCTTCTACTTTTTTCTCCCAATCGTCAGAAAACTTTTTTCTTAAAAATACACCAACGTCAAATAAACCATTATTCCTAGTTCCTTCAGGAAAGCCCATACTACATAGTATTTTTAAACAAGGTGGTGCACCTTCTAAATCTTTATCAGCCATATCAGCAGAGATAATTTTTAAACTTTCTAATTCTGCTTTAGTTATCGTCTTTTGTTTTGCATATTCTATAAACTCATTTAAATCTGTTATAGCTACACCTGTATCATCATGAGCATAACGAGTAGTCCTCTTTCCACCAAAATATGGCATATTTAAAGTGCTACCTCTATCACCTTTTTCTAATAAAAGTTTTGTTTGTTTAGGAAATATCTCTGCCGTTGCATAACCTAACACAGAAGCAATATCTTTTAGTTTATGTTGAACGATAGCACAACTTACAGGTTCACTAAGAAATACAAATATGTGTGCACCACCAGATTTAGAACGAGCAACTACAAATGGTAATTTATTTGTTTTTATAAATTTAGTTACTAAATCACTATGATTTAAAGGATATTGATCAATATCAATAGCCCCCCATGTACAAGTATTAGTTTCCGTAATCGGTATTATACCAAGAGAATTTTTACCCTCTAAATGGTTTTTCCATAATTCTTGTAGCCGAAGATCATCTATGTCTTCAGATATAATTCTATATCGACCTTTTTCTTTTCCTACACCATTTCCCTCTTCTGGAGCATATGAACCATATGCCTTTCTCAACCCAGAAAAAAGAGTAGCAAAATCTTTTACTATTTTAGTCATTATGTCTGCGATTATGTAAAAATGAAGTTGGTATTTTATTTACTTTACCATAATCTTGTTCTCTTAAAGCCCTTGGATCATCTTCAAACCGTTCATGTTCTTCTAATTCTACAGGAGTTTTCTTTGCATTATCCTTCCATAATTTTCTCTGTAAATCAACTATAGAATTTCTATATCTATAACCTTTTGATCTACCCTTAATTTTGCTATAGCTTGTAGTCATATCTTTCTCCGAATGGTAAAAGGGGGCTTTCGCCCCCTTGATTAAAACGGTACTTCGTCATCTTTAGGTGTTGAGTCTTCGTTAACTTCATCCTGTTTAACTTTTACATCACCAGCACGAATACTTTTCAAAAAGCGACTTGCTTCTAACATAAAGTTTTTCTCCTGTACAGGACCATCAAGACCAATAGACCAACCGTACCATGCACCTCTATCATTTTGCTCAGGCATAGTTTTAGCTAAATAACGAAACATGAATAAAGGTGCTTCAACTAATTCACCTTTACTATTTTTTACACGTCTCTGTTTCATTTGGCTTAACCATTTTCTAGCTTTACCTAATTGAGTAGAGGACATGGCTATGACGGCTTGTTGCCATTCGGTTTCTTCTTTATTAGTAACCATAACATAAAACTGTGCAGTTTCATCAATATAATTACCATTAGATAAAACAAGTCGATTAGACTCATTTCTAGTACATTCACTCAAGATAGTTCTTTCGTGATCTGGGTTTACTAATCCACCTCCAGCTTCTCTTGGCTTCCATTCGATATATTTTTTCTGATAGTAGACAGGAACAACAATAATTCCTTCTTCTCCACCGATAATATCACTAGTAACAGTATTAAGTATATCGCCTTCTTCAGCACCTTTAATATACTTTCCCTCTGATTTTTTTACTTGTGGACTACCAGATTGTAATATTCTGATAAATGGAATAGCAAAGTCTTCAGAACTTGTATCCTCAAAACCTGTACCATTAGCTAGTATCTCATCATCAATCGCTAAAATTGATGTTTCTTCTTTTCTTGCAACTGCTTTTTCTGACATATTGTCCTCCTTATTTATTTATTTTAGTTACAAACCCACTATAAAGACCAAAAGTAGTTACAGGAATATCTGTTCCTTTTTCCATTTGTTCTTTACAGAAAGAATTTAAAGTTGAGTGGTGAACTGACTCTTTAGTAGTAGTATCAATACCTAATGTATCAAGCTGACTTAATACTTCGGTAAATCTATTATCCCCTCTACCAAATTTACAGTTTATTTCTTTTTTAATAATTTCACCAAAACCATTATCATCTAACCAAGCATGTGCTTCTTTTGCTCGGTCTTTTGATATATGAGCCCTTACGAAAGGTTCAACCTTAATTTTAGTTCCATCACTTAACTCAAAACTAGAAAGCCCTACCTCTGCTAAAAGATCAGGTATTTCTTGTTCGGAGATCATTCTTATCCTCTCCTTAAAAGTCTTAATCGACTCTTCATGGACTTTGACATCTTTTTGTCGTGCGATAAGTTCGTTTGCCAATCTGCTCAACCTGTTTAATTCATCAGGTGTTGCTTTGACATTTATGGTGTTTATAGCCTCACCACTGAGGATATCGTCAAGATTGTTCATCATACTCTCCAAAGTATTTTAGGTTAATATTGATGGGAAGATACATTGCTTCTTGTCTATCCCACTTTAACATTTTAAACTTTCCAGCATTAATATGAGATGCAATACTACAGGCTATGCCTATTGCAGCAGGATCCCCCATTAATAATAGATAGTCTTCGTCTGAAAAACCATTTAAGCCTTCCCTTAGTCTTGCGACTGTCGGAGCAGAACTTAAAACGATTTGTCTGTTGGGTGGAAGTAAAACTTTAATATTACCAAATTTTCTAGCACCAGATATATTCTTAGTACCGAAATCTTGTACAACATATACAGTTGCTTGTTTTGTATTTTCCATTCTACTTTCTCCTAACTTTTACTATACTATACTTTATTAATATAATAATAAACCTTTATTTTATGCAACATAGTCATGTTTAAAAGTTTTTATTATTTTATTTTTAAAAAAGCTCGTCATAATCTCATAATATCATAAGAATGTAGTTAAGCCTTTGTTTTTACTATATAACTGCTCTATGAGATTTTATTTTACATTATCATAGATAATGGGTCGTAAGGAACTTTTTTCATAACTTTTATATATCTCACTAGATATTTATATAGTATATTAATTTTTAGAAAGAAGAAGGAGACATATTTTGTTTACGTTCAAAACTAGACCGTATAAACATCAGCTTAATGCATTAAAAGAATCTTGTAATAAAGATGAATATGCATTGCTTATGGATATGGGAACTGGTAAATCGAAAGTCTTAATAGACACTATAGCTTATCTATATGACACTGGAAAAATTAATTCAGCGTTTATATTAGCACCAAAAGGTGTTTATAAAAACTGGGTAGGGCAAGAAATACCTAATCATCTTCCTAACCATATAGAACATAAGATGGCATATTGGTCTTCACCATTAACAGAAAAAGTAAAAAAAGAAATAGAAGCAATATGGAAACCAGATTTTGATTTACAAATATTTGTAATGAACATTGAAGCTCTGTCTACTAAGAAAGGTTTAGAGATAGCCAAAAGATTTATCTTTAATCACAAAAATGGAATACATAACGAAGGCACATTATTAGCAATAGATGAATCTACTGTAATAAAAAACCATAGGGCAAAAAGAACTAAGAATGCAATAGAGTTAGGAAAGTTAGCGAAGTATAAAAGAATATTAACAGGTTCACCAATAACTAAATCACCTTTAGATCTATATTCGCAGTTTGCTTTTTTAAGTGAAGAACTATTAGGATTTAGATCGTATTATTCTTTTTGTGCAAGATTTGCAGATATGATAAAAAGATCTGCAGGATCTCATCAGTATAATCAAATATTAGGTTTTCGTAATTTAGACGAATTAACAGAACTAATAAAGCCTCATTCTTTTAGAGTAACAAAAGAACAATGTTTGGATTTACCAGAAAAAATTTATACTCGTAGAGTTATAGAACTAACCCCTGAGCAAAAAAAGATTTATCAGGATATGAAGAAGAATGCAGTTACCCAATTAGATAATATGGAACAAGTTACTGCAAACGCAGTTATAACACAACTATTAAGACTTCATCAAATAAGTTGTGGTTTTGTAAATACAGACGATGGCTCTTCTGTTGAAATAAATAATAATCGACTATCTGAATTAATAAGTATATTAGAAGAAGTAAATGGAAAAGCTCTAATATGGGCGAATTATAGACACGATATACAAAAGATAGAACAAGAGCTTAGTCGTATTTATGGTGAAAACTCTGTAAGGAGTTATTATGGTGATACTCCAGGAGAAGAAAGACAACAGATTGTAGAACAGTTTCAAACTGATGATACTTTACGTTTCTTCGTAGGACAACCAAGAACTGGAGGTTTTGGTCTTACTCTAACGGCTGCTAATACAGTAATTTATTATAGTAATAGTTATGATCTTGAGATAAGATTGCAATCAGAAGATAGAGCACATAGAATAAGTCAAACATCGAAAGTAACATATATTGATTTAGTTGCAGAAAAAACTGTAGACGAAATTATAGTAAAATCGTTAAGACAAAAAATAAACTTAGCTACCCAAGTTTTAGGAGAGGACTGGAAAAAATGGCTGATATAATTGAAAATTTTAAAGATATAAGAAAATATAAAAGCTATACTCAAAAAGAATTAGCTGATGGTACAGGTGTTAGTGAGATAGCTATATACACTTGGGAATCTAAAATGAGGCAACCTACCCTGAGTAACTTTAATAAAGTTTTAAATAAAATGGGATTTGAATTACATATTAGACCAATAGAACGAGTATCATATGATGAGGTAAGCAATGGATATTAATAGATTAAGAGTAGAAATAGAACAAGATGAGGGCTGTAAATACGAGATCTATTTAGACCATCTTGGTTTACCCACTTTTGGAATTGGACATTTAGTTACTGAGTGGGATGAAGAATATCAAAAACCTGTAGGCACAGAAATATCTGAAGATAGAGTAAATTCTTGTTTTCAAGCAGATATTCATACAACGATAGATGAATGTAAAAAACTCTATCCTAACTTTCTTGATCTACCAGAAGAAGTACAACTAATCCTTTGTAACATGATGTTTAATATGGGTAGACCTCGTCTTTCTAATTTTAAGAAAATGAATGCTGCAATCGCAGATGGTGATTGGATGGAGGCATCAATCCAAATGGAAGACTCTCGTTGGGCTAAACAAGTTCCTAATAGAGCAAACCGTTTAATAAAAAGAATGGAAGATGTTGCCGTTAAGGAACAAATAGCTACTTAGTTAAGCCTTTTTCTTTCTTTTCTTTAATACAGTTTTTAATGTTTTTGCTTGTTTAGCATGTAAAGCACTAGCTTTTTTTAAACCTTTTATAACCTTGTTTATTTTCTTTTTCATTTAGTTAATCCTTTCTGTTTCTCATATGTCCTTAATCCTCCTAATCCTAGCATACCCATTAAGACTGTCATAAGACTTCCCATATCAAAAGTTGGAAGATCAGGTATAGCTACACCTATATAGGCACAAAGGAACATGGTTACTGGAGCAAGAACGAAGTGCCAACATAAAGCTATACCACACGTCCAACCAATAAATGGTCTCCACCCAGCAACAAATATAGACTTATGTTGAGCTTCTGCTTTATTTATTGCTAATTGTCCTTTTGCTAATTCTTGAGCATGATTCTCTGCCATAGTTGCCACTTCATGTGCCAACTTATTTTTCATATCTTTATCTTCTATAAATTTTCCTAGAAGGTTACTTACTGGTCCTATCAACGCTGTTAACATTGTTATCTCCTTTATGTTCGTGTCCCATCCAAATACCGAAAACACCTGTCATAACACCCATGACAACCGATACAAAAGCTGATTGAGAAGCAGTTGGTTCATCTAATGCCATAAACCATTCTGCACATCGCCAAGACATTATTGTACTTACAAGCATCATTAATCTAGGAAGGATCTTCCATTTTAAAAAAGTTTCTACACTCATTGCATCAATAACTCATTTAATCCAAAGCCCTCTAATAAAATAAGGGTAAAAAACAATAATAAAATTCCACCTGCAATTAGTTTACCAGAAAAGTTTGTTGAACCAATTTTTATTGCAACGAATTCGTTACTTAATATTCTTAAAGATAACTCAAAACTGTTTTCGTCAATCTTCATGTTCCATGGTTTTTCATACGTTTTCTTTGTATCTAATTTTTTATCGGTCATTTCTTTTTCTTCTTTAGCTTTTTAAAATCAGCTCCAGTGATTTTATTTCTTGGAGGAGCGACTCTTGCTATCTTCATCTGCTTTGGTGATAGCTTCTTTGTTTTCTTTTTTTGTTTTCCAGTAGTATTCATCTGTATCTCCTAATCTAGTATTGTTACCATTTTCTACTTGATAATATATTGTGCTTACTTTAAAATCAGGTGTAAAGGGTTTTTCTGGGGTTAATGAGTTATCATATATTCTCATTCTATTATTAGGGTATAAACAATATTGCCCATTATTTAATTCTAATAAATTAAAAGATTTATGTTCATCTGGTTGTTCACTTGTACTATAATCTATTGTATCTGGATCTCTATGATAATTATCTAATGTACAAATATAGGTTCCAGCTTGGAATCCATGATCTCTAGTAAATGCCTCAAAGTCCATCGATCCAATAAATTGTTTATATATACAAGTAACATCGTAATCCATACAGTTCCAAAACTGTAAATTAGGTAAAGACATATCAGGATCAGGTTTTGATGGCTCTGATAAAAAAGCACTTATTGGTAATTTATCAAACATAGCACCATAATCAGGAAGATACGTTTCAAAATAAAAAGCACGACCAGGAATAGATTTAGCACTAACCCAAATACCTTTTACATACTCACCATGACCTGATTCATGATCCATGAGATATTCTTTTCGTACCCAGACATGTTGAGCTGGAAGATTACATATTAAACTAGACATTAAGTTGTTTTCCTTTTTCCTCGAGCTTTTCTTATTGCTTCTTTTCCTCTTTTAAAAATACTAGCCACTTGTGTTTTTCCCATTACTTTAGCTCTTTGCTCACCGACTGTAAGTATTTGTATCTTTCTCGCATATGGCTTATTGATTTTTTTAACTTTTGCAACTGTGTTTCTTGCATCTGTTGGGGTGGCAAACTTGATCCTAACTGTGTCTTTAGGGTTTTCATCCGTGTATAAGCGTCTCCCACTGCCTTTTGGTTTTTTTCCTGTGCCAACTTTAGGATCTTTCTTCTTTTTACTCATTTAGCGATACTCCTTAGACTCTCCATAATATCATCTATATTTGGCTCTTTACCGTTAGGGTTTAAAACACACTTATATTTTTTAGGACAACCTACTCGAATATCTGTAAATTCAAGTTCATATGTTTTATTTGCCCCACGATATATACAAGCCATTTTATCTTTATAAACTTTTTGTTTCATTAACCTACAGGTTGTCATAGTTGGTAAAACTATTTCACCTCGTTGTATTTTTTGTTGCCTCGTATATTCTTTTGAGTATGCTTTGAAATATAAAGCTGCAACAATACCGAGAACAGCAATAACACAAAATATAATACCCATAGTTTGTAAGGCATCTATTATCTCCTTTTGTTTTTGTCTTGCTTCTACCTTTCGTAAGCGTTCAGCTTCTTTTGCTTCATTTATTCTATTTGCTCGTTCTGCTATTATTTGATCCCATGCAGTTGGACCAAATCGCATATTTATAATCATCTTTAATTCATTACGTTTTTCTTCTAATAACTTTCTATCAATAAAATCATTAGCTGTAGATTCAATACCAAACTGTTCTTTTATACCAACTTTACCACCTTTTTTGTTCATTTGAGCTTCACCCTCAAAGAACCCATCTATTTGTTTAGCTATGCCTTGTATGTCTTGAACAGTGGAGATATTTTCTTTTATAAAGTCAACGCTTTTCTTAACTAATGCTATGCCCGTGAGAACTTCTGCAACAACCATAAATGTTACCTATTTTGTAATTCTTTTAATATTTCCTCTGCAGAAGACGGTTTAGGTACGTTCATATCTTCATCAAAAGGTGCAGATCTATCTCCTCCAAAATATATTCTTCCTAATGTTTGAATAGCTGCAGAGTGTCCAGGAGATAGTTTCGATGCTTTTGCCATTGCTGCTAACTTATCTGGATCAATTAATCCTTGTACTAAAGCATCTTCTCTTGCTCTACCTCTAAACTTATTTATAAAAGTTAATATTCTTCCTGGACGAGTAAACACACCAACAACACTTCTTGCAAATGTTGTTAATAAATCAGTTGGCTGTCTAGCTTGTTGAGGACTAACATCAGTTAATGCAGGTTTTAAAGCTGTTAAAACTTTTTCTAAATTAGTTACATATTGATCACCAAAAGTTTGTTGTAATTTATTTTTATTCTTTTGAACATAAGGCACTAATAATTCTAAATTTGGAATCATTACATTACCTTTTGGTATCACGTGTTGTTTAAGAGGATCCAACATATCTCTATAAACTAAAGATTTAAATGTTTTCAATAATTCAGTATTTTCCTTTATAATTG